AGGATTGCGCCCCCTCCCATACTGGCAATTTCCCCCAGCTGAGAGTTGGCATGGTTCTTGCTTGTGCCATGTCATCTTAAGAACAGGCCCAAGAATTCATAAGACTGTTTTTTAACAGCTTGATCGTTAAACCTTAGCAATCCATTTTGAAACGCGTATATTATGCGCTTGAGTGTGTTGTTGTCTTGTAGTGATTTAATCATAAGCATGTTAGGTGCGTGGTCATCACGACTTAAACTGAACAACTTATGACTAGATGGATCGTATTGCTTATTGACGTATATATATCCAGCGTTGTAATCAACCCAGAATCCATACATAACGCCCTCATATTTAAGTCCAGCCATGAAGTCTGCCTCTGGTGTTTTCTTCTCAATGAACGTATCAGAGTCACGTAAGAATTTATTTTCTAATGCATAATTACCATAGTCAGTACCATCTATTAATTGACCGTAACGTGTTTGTTTCTTAGCGTTTACATATTCTTGATTCATATACACCTCAATAACAAGGTGATCTGACACAGTAAAACCGTTCATATTCTTCGGTTTAACATTCCAGAATAGAAAGTATGGGTTAACAATAGAAATAGCGTTGGCAATGAATATGGCGCGTACATCATCACGCATACGTGCTACTGTTTCAAAGAACTCTAAGAACAGCTGTACCTCATTCTTAATATAATGGTATACGCCTTTGTCAATGATAAATTCATCAAATATAATCTTATTAACTCTATTATAGTTAGTTGATTTTCTCTTAGTAGACGTACTAAGGGGGATCATATAACCAGCTATCTCACCATTAATATAAGCCTTATCGCCTTTGATCTCAAGCACGTCATTAGGAAACTTAAATCTAATATCAGAGAAATAATCAGATCCTTCTTGAGCCATATCATCAAATTCAGTACCATAACGACGCATGTATATAAATTGCTTACCAGTCTTTTTAAAGTCCTTTATAGACCATTCCTTAAAACCGAATGTCTTACCACCGCCACGATTACCGATTAAGAAATTAAGCACCTTATTATAGGATAATAGTCTTGTTTTGTCATAAAACATATTTACTCCTTTACATACTCGCTTGCTATTCTTAAAAACCCTATAATCACATTCCTTGACGCGTCAGTTGGGCCATTTACAACAGTGGATCTAATTAAATAGTCGGTATTAGGTTTAAGACTATACTTAAGATCTAGGTTGCTTGGTCGACTTGCTACACCTTTGATAGCAAAACCAGACTCTCGGAGCATAATCAAAGCGCCAGTATCATCTATTACTAAAGGCGTACCAGCGTCATCATAAAATAACCCGATACCCTCATCTTCACCAAGCGGTCTAGCCTCTCTATCAATGTTAGCTGTCAAAGTTGTCGCGTCTGGCACACCGCCTGTTGACTTTGTTAACAGTTCATAAACCTCAACCTCAGCATCTACCTCTGTACCAGTGAAATCTGTCTTTTTAAACAATACAGAATGAAAATGTATATCACAATGTAGATTTCCTACTCTAACAACAACCTCAACTACTGGATCGACTGAATCATGCAATAAAGGCACTTGAAAATTATATTCACCTATACAACCCTTTTGTTCATACATTGATCTTGTCATATTACCACCTCTCATGTTTTCCGTACATATGAGCATGTATCCACGTTGAATATCTACCCAAAGACGACAAGTAACCAAAGTATTTTTCAGTTAATTCCCATAATTTATCCATATTTTGCCTATTAGTTGTACGATAATCCAAAGCACCCCTAAGAATATGATTAACGGTCTTAGATCCAGCTGATATATTATTTTTATAACATCTGTCACCACTAGTTATAGTTATGGATTGATTAATTTCTTCTCTGATAATCTGTAATCGCAATAAAGATCTACCAGAATATACAGCTGATCCACACCCACAATTACAAGCAATTTCTTTCACCTTGAAGTTAGGCTCTAGACGGTGTTCACCGTCTAGCAACCGCATTTCACTTGTATCAATATTAAATACTCTATATTTAGCCATTATTTCACCAACGTTTCTATCAAAGTTTCCAACCTTGTTAATACTCTTGTGTGCTCTTCCATTGCTTTTGCTAACCTCTCATTGTCATCTTTTCTAGTCTTGTACTGCATGTACAACACATAGCAAGCTACAGCAATTGGAAAACCTACTGTTGATACAGCGCCTAAAATTTCTTCCATAACTCCCCCTATTCGTAATATCTACCATCAACAACAATCTTATCAACATCATAATAATCTGGTGTCCCGCTTGGTGCTGTACCAAAGAATCTCACAAAAGCTGTATCAGCATTAACAGTTAAATCAGCTGTGCCAACGTCCATACCGTCCCACGCTCTAGCCTTATTTGCTACACCTTGCCATTCAATGGTGACTGTTGGCGTTCTAAGTTTATCAATAAAATGAATTGTTTGCATTAGATTACCATCTGCTCTAGCTGTAAAAGATTGTATACCGTCAAATATCTGTAAAAACATAAGACATTTCTGTAACTCGATAAACCTATTATCATTAACTAACCCAGTAAAGATGTAGCCATCTTCTAACTTCAAATCGTAGATACTTACATCACCATTACTGACAATTTCAAAGCCTATAAACATTGGTTCAAATGTGTCACTATTAGGAGGCGTGAATGGGAATGATAAAATTTCAGCACTATCTCCTAAATTTTTAGGCTCGCTCTTATATTCTTTAACAACAGCGCCCTCAGTGTATTTAATGTATAACTTAACAGTCGCATCACCGACACTATCTAGCGCCCTTATACTGGCAACCATTGGGCTTACACCCATACCCTCTAAACCTTGATAAACTTTATTTGTCCCAGCGCCAGTAATCAACATGATCGATTTATCATAAACCCCACTTGCAGATCTAGCGACTGTCGTAGCAGTGCCTTTGTAGATCCATTGACTAGCTGTGTATAAAGGTGTATCCAACACAGGGTTATAACTTACTTCCTCTTGCCATACACTCAAACCACCATTAATAAACTTATTAGGATTAACAGCGTCACTTGTTTTATCATTCACAGTATCATAAGTGATTAAGATAGCTGTTTTCTTTTCTGTCCCTTGATCTCCTACCTCTGGATTACCACCATAATAAGCAATCATAACATCATTTCTGTAATTCCTGAGTCTCACAACACCTAAATAGCCACTATCAATACCCAAGGCTTGACTACCAATATAAGAAACTACTTCCTGTTTTGGGTAAGCTGTTGGGTTGTTAAAAGCATAATCAGCGTCAATTGTTACTTTTTTAAGTCTTGCGCCGTTACGGTCATGTGTGTATACACATAACAGCTGTTCTTCTTCAATGTAAACTGGATACAACGGTGCTCTGAAAACCTCATCAATATTAGTTTTGATTTTAGTCCAAGTTACACCGTAGTCATCACTTGTTAACTGATAGGCGCTCCCTAAGTCATTTCTACCAAATGCAATAATCTTACCTTCAAATATTTCAACACAACGGATCTCCCAAGCTGTATCAGATATACTCGGAACGCTTGGAACCTCAGCATAATAACCCTCACCCCATGAATTACCGTTATCAGAACTGAATATGACACCAATACCAGCATTACCATTATCATAACTTTGTTTAAAAGCCATTAATTTACCATTGCTTAAAGCGATTGGGTAGTTTGGATATCCAATACCCCTAACAATTGCATTGGGTGAAGAATTCAACCTGTAAACATTTTCGAATGTTTCACCTTCATCAAATGACTTGACAACAATGTTATCAGTTGAGGCTGTTGTGCCATCTTCATTGACAACATTTTCATTTACAAATAACAAAATACTGTTGTCACCTTCAACGTACATTCCACCAAACGTAGCATAATCAATATCTTTATCGAATAACAATGTTTTTTCTTCACTCCACGTTAACCCATCATTTAAAGTGATTTTATAATTTACCTTACTACCCTTAACAGCCCCACCGATTGTGGTTGCTTTGTGTGATTTCCTAGAAGCATAAAACATAATATGCTTACCGCTGTTGTTGATCTGAATAATAACAGGCCATGAATTATACACGTCATCTGATTTTACAACTCTGTGCTTACCAGTTAGAGGGTTGGTTTTCTCAACGCTTATACCGTCTATTTCTGTGTCGATTGATTCAAATTTATCAACAATGTCACATGCTGACATTTTACCGCTACAGATCGTACCAGTAAAATCACCTTGATCGTCTAACTTATAAACGCTAGGCATTTCTGATTTACTAACTTTACCATTGACATCATCAACCACCTCGTTAGTTTTAGATGCCACCTCAGCAACCAGATCCAACACAGTAACCTGTTCTGTATCATACACAGTGGATCTTGTACATGGGAAATGCGAATCGCATATCTTTTTTACTGTCATATCTTCCTCCTTTTAATCATATAGACCCATGAATAACACGCCTAAATCATCAATAATCAACATATCAATGTCATTATATAAACGTCTAAATTCCTCAAGCAAATCGGCTTGGGTTCGGTCGGACTCGGTTGAGGTCATAGTCTCATTGACTGTGCGCGTCTGATCCTCATTGCCTGTGGTCGTTGTGGTTGTGTCTTTTCTACCTGTTACGGTGGTTGTGGAATCTTGCGTACCTGTAACATTTGACGTTGATGTGCTATCAAGCGCTGTTGTCACGTTATTATCTTCTTCAGTCAGTTCTGTCAGATAATCAGTGTTAGAAAGATCAGTCCTACCTTGAGGTGTATCTGAGAACTTTTGAGAATTGGCTATCACATCAGATTGATCTGAGTCAACAACTGTTACGACTTGGTTGGTTGTATCATCGTCTAATACGGTCGTATCAAGCGTATCATCATCAATGACAACAGTCTCACCTCTGTCTATATCATCAATTATTGTTCCTTCCTTTATAATAGATGATTTTTTCTGTTGTAGTGGATCAATACCAGTAGCGACAGCCTCATACATTAAATTATATTTAGGAAGGATCTCATTAAGTTTAGTATCAAGTCTTTGAATGAAACGACCAACAGTCTCAGAACCTATCTCTCTAAAATAATAATGCTTGATGATCCTTTCTTCAAGTGTAGGTTTATAAAGTGGATCATGAAGATCATAATCAAAGTTGAAGATATTGACGCCAGAATTTATAATTTTTCTAAGTTCTGTTGTAAAATTACTCATCATCGTCCTCCTCATCTTCTTCAAAGTTATCCTCAGAGTTATCCTCATTATCCACAGGTTCAGATTGGTGAGCCACCTCAACGGTTATTGAAGTACCAAACATAACGTTTATTTCTTCAACAGCCTCTTTTCTGGATCTTAACATATATGCAACGTTTCGACTAATCGCGTCGTCATTGGCTTGAACTTCCTCAGTTACCAGCCTCTCTTTTTTATCGGTATTAGCATTGTTAATACCTAAGAAAGTGTGAAGATCATTCTTGACCTCGTTTGAGTAGTCTTTTAATTTATCTAATATGAATGTTAATTCAAGATCCAGCACGTCCAGAGACCCAGCGTCTAAGAACTTATTAAGAATGATATTGACTTCATTGTCGTCAATTTTCTGTAACATGTTCTTGACGCTAAGTAAAATATTATCATCACCCGTGATAACTCTAGCGACTTTGTGAGCCTTGACGTGGTTGTCAATCGTTCTCTCTGTCTCTTTGAGTTTGATCACATAGTAATTGATTGTCTCACAGGTTGGGTTCATAAGTGGGTTGTTTTTCATTCTTACAGCTGTATCAATTGATACTGTGTCCCTGTAATTATGACCCATTCGATCCCATTTCTGTGGTTGGTTGTATGCGTTTCTTTGGTCTGTTGCTGTGGCTGGTAGTGCCAACAATGCGCCCGCTGTGTTCTTAGCCCAGACAACAGAACCTCTATCATACAGATAACCCTCAAGTATATCTGTAGTCAATCCCTCTGGAAGTCCGTCCCATTTGAACAGATCAAGCGCGACTTGTTTGTACATCATCAACAGCACAGCCTCAGTTAATTCATTTAAGTATCTGGCTAGTTGTGTTTCTTTCCCCAAGTCGTCACCTCCTATGGTAATAATGATCTTTCGACATTGTCGAATTTATAATCATTAATCATATTGATGTCACCGTCGTTATAATGCCAGAAAGTAACACCTGTTTCAAAGATCTGTCTGATCCTTGTTAGTTCATCATTGTCAATATCACCGTAAATATTAGCTTGATACATTTTAATATAGTTATAGTAATATCGACTTTTAAGATCTGGTATCTTGAGTTCATTACATTTGTAACCGTAAGTTGCCCAGAAGTCACCCAAGATCTTACGCCAGCGTGTGTCTATTTCAAATCTCATATGTCTCAGATCAATAGAGTCATCAACAAATGAAAAGGCTATATTATTACCAGCCTGTTTTAAACTATCTGGTGTAGTTTGTAGATCCTTACGTTTAGCAAGTTCAGAACCTACAGTTGACACACCTGTTAAAGCTGTTCCAGCAAGTAAAGGAAGTGCAACCCCACCAGTAGCGACACCTAAACCAAGTGCAACAGCTGACCCAGCAAGTGAAAGCGCTATGCCTGTTGTAGCTGACGCTCTGTTTTGACTTAAATAATTCAAATATGCATCTGACTTAAGTGGTAGATCATTCACAGTAGCATTTACTATATTATAAGTCTTACCGTTGTTCTCCCCTCTATAAGAATCAATGTAATACTTTGTTTTAGGGTTGATGTTCATAGATTGGGCACATCTTACAAACTCAACATCAGCTGGCACATACTCATTTTTTACCATCATTGGTGTAGTCTGTCCGTCAGTTAAAAGGTTATAAGTGTATGGAAATGTTAATAGCTTACTTTCTTTTAAATAGTCTCTTGATTGATTAATATTGAAACCAACAGGCAACGTCTTACCCTCATATCTTTGAAAGTCACCAATGATGAAATCATCAAACGCCTCAAGATTATCAGTGTTGAGTCTGAGTATATTAAAGATTGGTGCTACAGTTGTGGCTTGCTGACTGATCCACTCATTAGACGACACAGTCACAGTAACGTCACTTCCAACCTCAGACACGCTTACTATAAAAGGTAGGTACGGTATATAAGACATAGACAGTATGGATGGGTTATCAGCTATATAGTTTGAAAAGTCTTGACCTGTCAATAATTCATTAGCTGATCCATCATAATAATCATATAATGATCCAGATGTGTCACGTCTATCCACTGGTACTAAATAATAATAAAGCGGTGACGGTGTACCTTGATTATTCGCTGGCGGTAATGCTGGGGCTACAGCTTCAAGTTCCTCAGTTGATACAATTAAAAACCATGCTATATTTTGATCTGATCCAGCGCGATAAGTCTTTTCAAATGTTTTAATGTATTCATCACCGTAATTAAGATTTTCATCATTAATATTTAGTATTGGTGCTGATACACCAGCCCAGCGGTCTTGATGTTCTCTATCAATGTATGACTGTTCGATCACATAATCAAACATATAAGTCTGTAATACGTCAGTTTCAAATAAGATCTCTGTTACATTATCATTAATGTATACCTTATCAGTAATAAACGAAAAGATCCATTTCCCTAACTCATTCTGATATAACATATAGTTAACGTCCCATAGATCCTCAAACTTTTTCTTAAATTTAATTGTCTGATCCTTTCTAATGTAAGAGTAATCTGTATCTTGATGTTTTACTCTTACTGGATCAGTAAAATAAGTTAGTTGTTCGGCTTGATTATCAAATAAAGGAGAGTGCGTATAGTTGTTATCTATACGCAACCCTCCTATTAAATAAATCTCACCACTTGGAGGAAATGGCATGATGTACCTCCTAGACAGCTACTGTTACAGTGACAGTCCACGCTTGATCTGTACCACCAGCAGAAGTTACAGTATAAACCACTGGCGCTGTGAAGTCATCAGCAACACCAGACTCTGGTGAAATAGTCGCCTCTGGTGAAACCACAATAGTAGGAACTAAAGCAGTAACATCAGTACCAGTTGCAACTTCAATTGCTACAGTGTGAGCCGTAGCGTCAATTGTTGCAAGTCCTGTCTGTTCTACAAATGAATAAGCTACAATGTCATTTGCATCAGTTACGTCAGCTGGTGTAAATCTTACAGCGTTTGTAAATCTTGACGTTGTAATCAAAGCGTCATTATGAATAAATGTATTCGTAAATCTACCTTGAGCGTTTCTTTGTTCCTCTGTACCGACATAAGCGTCATACCACATAAGCGTTTCTCTGTCGATCAGTAACGCGTAAGTGTCAGCCAGTGATCCAAAGTCGTCCATAACAATGATATTGTTTTGTAAGAAATCAAGGTATTCTTTACCTTTGAATAACTTAGCCCACACCTCAGCGTTAATCTCAACCCATACGTCTTTATGGATCAATAAGAATTGTTCTGCAATTGGTGTCATAGTTTCAAACTCACCAGAGTTAAACTCACAACCAACATCAGTAAGATCCAGCGACACTTTCCAAACTCTTTTTACAAAGTCAATTGCAGACGCTTGATCTGTAATAGCTGTAACCTCAATATTACTATAATAAGGAGCATGCAACGCCAGCTGATTCTTCTTATATAAGTATTTATTGTGAACTTCTCTGTTTCTAGCTGATAATGAAATAGCGTCAATCAGTCTAGTCACACCACCTTGAGCGGTGAAAGCCTTAGTCATTTCACTATCTTGGATAGTGTAAGGTGTAGTCGTACGCTTGTTAACCTCATGGAACATCTGCTTAATGTCAGATTTAACACGATTAAGTGTCGTGCTACCCTCTGGATCAAACGCCTTTTGTTCAGCCATGTTAACAACGATCTCTTGAATAGTTGTACCAAATGGCATTAAACCTCTGTCAAATACAGCTAATCTGTCTGAGAAAGATCTAGCGTGTACCTTCTCAAGGGCGATCTTGTTAAGTAATGATGTAAACTCACCATACTTAGGATCATAAGTTTTAATAGCATTACCAATCGTGGTAATGTTTTGCTGGGTAGCCTCTGGGACTGCCTCTTGGTACTCAGTCGACGCATTATCCCTAATGGTGTTTAGTACCTCAATGTCATAATCTTGTTGAACGCATAATGGCATTATTTCTTATCTCCTTCCATCTTTTCAATTAAACCAGCAATTGTTCTTTTCTCTGGTTCTTGGTTATCTTCTTTTTTATCCTCAACCTTAGTGGTAACTCTAAGGAAAAGTTTTTGGTTATGTTCCTCAAGTGACTTAATCCTACTTTCGTTAGATTCTAAAATAGCTTTTGATGTTTTAACATCATCTTGCATCGTGTTTACAGTTTCGTCTCTCTTTACTAATTCCTCCCTGAGTTGTTCAGGTGTCATGTCTTTGTAGTCCATATTATAACCTCCATTAAATATGATAGCATCTTCCTACTATTAGTATACACCTAGTTACATTTTTATTAAACAAACATTTTCTTGTAAAAGTTTAAAAAATGTATTGACAGTTTATTTTATATGGGTTAATATATAAATGTACCCGATAGGTGGTGCATAACTAAATAATATGACTTGGAGGTCAAAACATGAAATCTTTAAAAGAAAGAGTACAATCACTAGGTAATTCACACGCTTTTATGAATGACAGAGAAAAGGGAGATCAGAAAACATTAATCGGTGAGAGAGTGACAATTAATGACTTTGGTATTATGCATGACACTGAAGGCGATTACATGGCTTATACAATCGTTGAAGATGAAAAGAGATTTTTCTTTGCTGGTAAAGTTCTTACACAAGATCTTACATCATTAGAAGAAGAAGGTTACAAAGAGGCTGTTCAAACTGAGGGACTACCAGTTGAAATGTTTGAAAAGAAAAACAAAGGTGGTAAACCTTACACAGCTGTTAAATATCTATAGGAGGATCATATGAGTAGGAAACCTTACGTTTCCGCTCGCGGTGTCTACTATGACTTAGAACACTCACCATATAGGTATACATCACCTAGTGGTGAGTGTTTTGTTTTTTCTTCACAGAAGAAATTAGAAATTTTTACTCGCGACGTGGAAACACTAAAAGAAAAGATCAATAAAATGATTGATAAATACATTGATGTTTTGGGTGAGGATTGGGCTTTAATAGTTAGATCCAGAACAATGATAAAAGTATATAAGTATGTTTATGATAATATGAAGGCGGTGTAATATGCCAAGAGGTCGAAAAAAAGGATCTAAAAATGTAAAACGTGAAGGTGATTTTTTAATCAATCAACATGATATTAAATTTACTGACGCTGAGAAAAGAAAACTTGAGTCACTTGTTAACTCGGCCAATCGTAAGAGGCGCCGCATATTACAAGCTGAGGGAGATCTTGAACGCTTTGTTGCTGGTCGTGCTACAGGTCAATCAATAGCTGAGTCGGTTGGTCGTATGGGTAAAGAGTCAGACTTTGTACTAGCTAAAAAGACAAAGTCTCTCAACAGGTTCAGAACTAAAAAAGATTATGACCGATACATTGCTAACCTTGAGAGAGTGGTTAAACGTGACTATATATCTGAACGTGTTAAACAGTACCGCGATAACTGGGCTAAATCAATTGAGTCTGTGTATGGTGTTGACGATCAAGAGGCTAAGGATCTTATACAAAGAATTGAAACAATGGACGTTAAAGATTATATTACAGCTGTACAGGAAGATGAGGCGCTTGAGATCTCTGAGGTGTACATGCCAACCAATGAAAAAGACAAACAGTTCAAGAAGATTAAAAAGGCTGTTGAACGCGTCGCACCAGAGCGTAAGAAATGTCCTAAGTGTGGCGATAATCTAAGACGCGGTAAAGGGAACTGGAAAAACTATCTCATATGCGAAAACAGACGTTGTAATTATAAAGTCAAGTTAAATTAGGTGATCTTATGCTTAAAATGACTGGGGACTTTGAAACAACGACAGATCCAAATGACGTGCGCATATGGTCGTTTGGTCTTGTCAACATTGATACATTTGAGGTTATGAAACTGGGTACATCAATTGATGAAATGATCGAGTACCTATCTAATAAGAATAGCCAAGTATATTTTCATAATCTCAAGTTTGATGGTGAGTTTATTATCCCTTGGTTATTCAATAACGGTTACACTTACAGTGAAACAAAAGAAAGTAAAACATTCCATACTATTATAAGTGATACAGGTCAATTCTATGGTATTGAGATCATATTTAAGAAGATGAAACGTAAATACAAGAAAGTTATGATCTTTGATTCACTTAAGAAACTACCTTTTACAGTTGACGCTATAGGTAAGATGATGGGTCATAATATCCTTAAGATGGATATTGATTATGATAAACCTAGACCGTTAGGTTATGAACCTACACCACATGAGTGGAATTATCTAGTTACTGATTGTATGATCGTTGCAAAAGCGCTGGCGAGCCAGTTTGAAATGGGGCTGACGCGTATGACCATAGGCGCTGACGCTATGGCTGGTGTAATTGCTAAAATTGGAGGTAAAGACAGGTTCAGACAAATCTTTCCCGCGCTGGATCTGGAAACAGATAAGGAAATAAGATACAGCTATAAGGGTGGTTTTGTATGGCTTAACCCTAAGTACAAGGGTACTAGACAACCTTGTGTAACATTTGATATAAACTCACAATATCCAGATAAAATGAGAAATGAACTCATGCCCTATGGTTACCCAATGTATTATGAGGGTGAGTATGTTGAGGACGATTTTTTCCCTCTTTACATACAGCATTTACGCTGTGAGTTCAAACTTAAGAAAGATCATATACCAACTATACAACTTAAAGGGAATAACAGCTTTGTACAAACTGAATACCTTAAGGACTCTGGTGGTGAGATCGTTGAGTTGCACCTAACTAGCGTGGATCTTAAACTATTCTTGGATCATTATGAAGTGTACTGTCTTGAGTATATAGACGGTTACATGTTCAAGGCTTGTAAGGGTTTGTTTGATGAATATATAGATTACTGGATGTCAGTCAAAGAAAATAGCACAGGATCTACTAGGTTACATGCTAAGTTAATGATTAATAACCCTTATGGTAAGTTCGCAACTAACCCAAAGATGGTAAGTAAGATCCCATATTTAAAGGAAGGAATATTGAGATATTATGAAGATGAACCAGAATACAAAGAGCCGATTTATACTGCGGTCGCCTCATTTATTACAAGTTACGGTCGTGAACAGACGATCAGAACACTACAGAATGACTATGAACGTGCTATATACGGTGATACGGACAGCGCTAGTTTTGCTGGTACTGATATGCCTGATATTGATATACACCCTACTAAGTTAGGCTACTGGGATCATGAGGGTACGTATGAGGATAGTAAGTTCTTAAGGGCTAAGACTTACATGAAAACACTTGACGGTGAGATTGAGATCAAATGCGCTGGTATGCCTATGAATGTTAAAAAGACGGTTCAAGGGTATGACGATTTTGAGATTGGATCTGAATACTTTGGTAAGTTGAAACCTAAGAAGTATAACGGCGGTGTTATATTGGAGGCTGGACCATATAAGATAAGGAAGTGATGAAATGATTATATTTTACGGTGTGACAGAAAGCGTTGAAGTTAGTAAGGTGATAGCTGAGACTAAAGAAGAAATTATGATCCTATCCGTATACGATAAGATTGTAACAATTGATCGCGAATTAATAACAGGAGTTGATATTTGTGGTAAGATCATGTATTATTAAGTTAGGTGACATATATCTAACGTATGCGTATGACCTCCATGTGCAAGGGCAGAAACCTGTTGGAGGCGTGACGGGTTAGCAACCTACGCACTATACGATTTATATGATCACTGAGATCATTGACCGATTATCACAATGCGTGGTGATCGGTCTTTGTGAATTATGACTCAATGGCACAAGCAAGAACCATGCCAACTCTCAGCTGGGGGAAATTGCCAGTATGGGAGGGGGCGCAATCCTTT